ACAAGAGGTCGAGGATCTTATCTCCGCTGCAATGTCAAAGCTTATAAACGTATTATTTTTAAGTAGCTTTGCAGAGGTAAAAAATAAAAATTCAGATTCATTAAAAATAAAATATATTGAGCAATGACACTCGAACAGGCAACGCAATTAAAAAATAATTTGAACGCTCAGCTTACAGAGGCAGGCAATACAAATTTGACATACTCGGTTTATTCTTTTTGGACGCCAGCAGCTGAAAAGCTTTACAACGTTATTCTTTATCCTCTTGTTTATAAAACAAAGTACGAAGCAGCCAACACCAGCGGACAGTTTTCAGTTGTAAGGGTTTCAATTAAAACTCAAAGCTCAGGAGCTCAAACAGACGAAGGCTTTATAAATAATTTCAATTCTAATGTTTTATTAGATCCAGAGGCAAACAATCTTTTAAACAAATAGCCATGCCAGTAGTAACAGCTCCTCACTTTGCGCTCAATTCGCAATATCGACCGAATGTCTTTGTAATGTCAATGACTTCGACAGATCCGCTCGTATTGGCTCAGGCTTCTATTGTAGTGGATTCGCTTGGAGTGACTTCGATACAGAAGGCTCCTGCTTATAATATCGGAAATATTTATTATTTCATTTTTGATGTGGCAAAAGTTTTGCAGACTTACAGCGCTCCGAAAGGCCAGAATAAAACGACGGTCTTTTTAAATACTCTCGACGCTGCTTATGAGGTTGCAAATCCTGACATACATACAAGGGTGGGCTTAATAGTTAGCTATTACTACAATGATCCGACAACGGGATTGCTTACTCAGTACTATCTTGGTGATGTCGTAACGACAAACTATCCAGCCATAGCAGGAACAAGGCAGACAAGGAACTGGGCAGATATGAGCATGAATAGTTACATTATTGACTATCCTATTGTCGGAGGGGTTTATGATAGGTATTTTTTAACAAATCAAAGGTCTGTTTATCCAACAGCAACAACTCAAACAAATAATCCAATCCCGATTTGCTCAGGCGAAAACTTGACAATGACCTATGTACCGAGCAGCACGACCAATGCGCTTCGAGTTATTCAATACGATGCTAATCAAAACGTGGTCGGGACGGCTGGCTTCATTCAAATAACACCCGGCTCAACACTCACACCGAGAACAATCGGAGCAGGCATACAACAATTGCAGGCCACAACAATGACACCGAGCAATCCAATGACAGGCATCCCGACAGGGCACTATTACTCCATACAAGCAGGAAATTTGACGCTCCCTTCGACTTTCGTCTTGCAGGGGGTTAAGTATATGTATAAAGTAATTGATTGCTGCAATGAGCGAACAGTTCGCCTGCACTGGCTTAATAGGCTTGGAGGCTCAGATGCTTATACCTTTACGAGTAAAAAGAAAGTCGAGGAAAAGACAAAGAGCGAGACAGCTCAGAAGCCTTTGAACTGGCTTACTACTCTTCCGCCTGCGACAAGCTATGACAGAGGCATGTTTAAAATTCAGCAGGAAGTTACAAAAGAGTATGAAGTTGAAAGCACTTTTTATACTGAGCAGGAGGGCGCTTGGATTGCTGAGCTATTGAGCAGTCCAGAGGTTTATATGGAAACGCCAGACGGACTTATTGCGGTGGTTATTCAAGACGGAAAAATAACACTAAGCGAAAACGAGGAACTGTTAAACGTGGTTATTCAATTTGTTGAGGCCAATTACATCAGCGTACAATCAAACTAAATGGCAGACATTAAAATAATTATTGACGGTCAAGTCGCTGAGCTTCCTCCAAATGGCTTAAACTTACCTTTGACTTATAGCCTGCGAAGTCGAGAAGGTCTGGCGATCAACTCAGGCAGTCGCTCAGAGTATGCTTTTGAGTTACCGGGCACGAAGCACAATGATTCAATTTTCAATCAATTTTATGATCCTGCAATCTATACAATAAATGAGCAGCTTTTTTTGTCTGCAAGTATCGAGGTGGACGGACTTCCTTTCTTTATAGGCCGCTGCCAATTGCAGTCAGTAACTTTGAGACAAGACCAATATTTCTGGCAAGGCAAGAGTTACAAAGTTGCCTTTTATGGAAACAATGCGGACTGGAGCACTCAGATTGGCGATTTGCTTTTAAAGGACTTATCTTTTACTCAGCATACATATTCCTATCTCGATAACCTTACTCACTGGTACAATAGTTATCCGGCTAATGATTTTAAATACTTACCTATAAAGCTCAAAGATTATACAACTTTTGGACAGCTTGACGCTTTAATAGATTCGCATCCTGCTATTTTTGTGGTCGATGTTTTGAATAAGATATTTGCGTCGGTAGGCTATACGGTTGTGAGCGGATTCTTTTTAACAGACTTTGCAAAAAGGTTAATTATGCCGGTGCCGATATTGAGTAGATATTTGCAGGGCTTATATGGCGAGGACTATCTAAATGCAAGTTTTTTCGAGCTTGCAGTTCCTTACACTTTTCCGGGCAATCAAATTATTTGCACAAATCAAACTGTTTTCCCTTTAATTGGCCCGAATCCATATGATAATACAACGGGAATTTATACAGCTCCGACAAATGGATTTTTTTTAATACAGTTTAGAGCTGAAATTTATAATGTAACAGCAACCGGTCAAGCGGATTTTTTCTATGCTGTAAACATAGCTCCGATTATTTTATTAGGCACTCCAACAATTAGCGCAGATTCAAATTATTATTTTGAAACAGTAGTACAAATGGCGGCTGGCGATAATTTGTATTTTGGCTTTGGCGGCACTTTTGGAGGAGCGGACGCAAATTATTACATTGATATAATCGGAGAGGCTGAAATCGCAGATAATTTTAATCTCAATTTAAAATATGTTATAGATCCATCGCTCAAAGCTCTTGATTTTATAAGAGGGCTCGCTCATGCTTTTAATTTAGTATTTGAAACAAACGAGGGGAGCAGAACTGTCTTTATTGAGCCGGCGGACGATTACATTCTGGACAGTAGGCCTGCGACAACAGACCTCGAAGACGGATTTTATACAGCACAAAAAGCAATTGATTACACTCCTTTTGTTGACTTAAGCAAGGGCGGTGAGTTGGTGAGCGACACAAAACAATTGAGCCAGCTAAGACTAAAATGGAAAGACGACAGCAATGACCCTACAGTCGAAGCGCTTAATCTCAATGCTAATTTAGGAATATTAGAGGCTCGATATAACTTCGCATTAAATAGATTTAAAGAGGGCGAAACAGTAGTCGAAAATCCTTTTTTTGCTCCAACTTTGGTGGTGGCAGATAGTGAGATTGTAAACGTAAACAGCCTTAAAACGCCAATGATTCCGATTGTTTGGGCTACAAACTTTTTGGAGACTGGTACTGGTACGGAGGTTGTTACTCAGATGCTGCCTCGCTTATTAGTCTCAGATCCTGTTACAACTGGCGAGGAAAACGGAACTATAAACGTTTTTGACGGCACCTCAGTTGTCGATTACAAAACTCCGCTCAATTACATGATTGATTACAACGATACGACTGGCTTTCAGACTTCGCTCAGCTTTGGAGATGTGACAGTAAACGGCTTTAATGTAGCTGGATTGCTTAAGAGGTTGTACCTTTCGGAAATGGTCAGGAGAAGCGGAGGAAAGTATCTCGAATTGTTTATACTTTGGGACGTGCTTAAGATTCAAAATTTGAGCTTTAGAGACAAGATTTTTATCAATAACAATACTTATATCCTGCAAGAGATAAATACCTTTGACGTGGCGAAAAATCAAAGCACAAAGACTTATTTTGTATTTGATAATAAGGAAGTCGGAGCGGATGCAAATATTCAGAGCACAATTTTAACAGCAAAATTAAATACAGTATAAAATGTCGCAAACAGTTGTCGGTTTTACTATACAGATAGACGGAGTTAATTCAATAAACCAGCTTAACTCCGAAATTAAGCAGACTAAGGAGGCAATGAATGCGCTCGACCTTAGTACTGAGCAGGGAAATAAGGAATTTCAAGAGCTGAGCCAGACGCTCGGTAAATTATCCGCTCAACAAAAGGCATTAAAAAAGACTCAGGACGATGTAAATAAGTCATTTCTCGAGGAGAGCTCGCTTGGCGCTTATGACAAAGCCAGCGCAAAGCTAAACAAACTCAGGAAAGAGTTTAAAAATGCAGCTTTGGACGGCTCAAAAAGCGCTTCTGAGCTTGACAAATTAGAAAATGAAATTCAGCAGCTCGACCAAACACTCAAAAAGGTTGACGGTCAGGTTGGGCAATTTCAAAGAAATGTCGGTAACTATCCGAGAACATTTCAGAGGATTACTCGCTCGCTGTATGCTGCCATTCCGGGCTTTGAGGCTTTTTCTGGCCAATTAAGGACAACAGAGGGAGGGCTTTCAACTTTCGGAAAAGCTTTAATCGGTGGTTTTGTGGCCTTTCAAGCTGCTAATTTAATAGGCAGAGCCATTACAAGCTTAGAGGAGTTCGATAAAAAAATTACAGAGACACGAAATACTGTAATGGGATTGTCTGGAGCCTATGGCACAAATCTCGATGCCTTAACAGCTCAGACTTCCGCACTTGCTGAGACGTTTGGAACGGATGCCAAAGCAATTGGAGAAGCAGCGCAAGCCCTATCGCAAAAAATGGGAATAAGTTTTGAGGAGGCGCTCGGAAAATTGGAAGGTGCTTTGGTCGAAGGGCGTGGAGATGCAAACGAATATCTAAATAAAATTAAGGAATATCCACAAGTTTTTCAAGAGGCAAGCTCTGAGATGGGCTCTATTGCAGTTGAAAATCGCAGGCTTTTGGATTCGAATAAAGAACTTGCAAAAAGCCAAATAGGAGTTTCAAAAGATACGAAGCAGATCGTAAATACTTTTAAGGAGTTCAAAAATGCAGCTCAAACTGGTTTAATAAATGTTCTTATAGGGGTTTACAATGCTTTAAAACCTATCGGAATGGCATTTTATGAGCTTGGCAAAACGATATTTAATTTTATAGGAGCAATAGTAGGAGTGTTTTCCCCTGCAAATCAGACAATAAATTTAATGTCTGCGCTTAGTTCAACTATTCAATTTTTGCTTTCGCCAATAACTTTTTTAATAAATTTAGTAAATGGAATTATAAATACCTTAACTTTTTTAGCTCCTGTTATAGTTGGCGCAACTGCTGCGATTGGAACTTTTGCGCTGGCTATGAATGCCGGTCGTATTGCTTCCGCTTTAGCTGGCGCAGCTATGCTGGTTTATAATGGAGCTTTAGGGGCTTATACACTTATAGTTAATACTGCAAAAGCTGCTCAACTTGCTTTTAATAATGCTGTAAGGTCAAACCCTCTTGGATTAGCCTTAACAGCTCTTATTGCAGCAGGAACAGCAGTTGTTGGATATACTGCGACAACAGGAGAAAGCACTGAATCAATAGAAGAAAATACAAAGGCACTTGAAGCTCAGAAAAAAGCTCTTGACGATCAAATGGCAGCGGAGCAAAAAGCTGCTGCCGATAAAATGAAAATTGAAAAAGATTTAATTGAGCAGGCTGCAAAGGATGAGGAGAATAAAAGAAAAATTCAGCAGCAAATAGAAGAGGCTGCAAGAAAATACACTCAAGACGTTGAAAAACTAACTCAGGAAAGACAAAAGTTTTTAGAGGGCGAAGTCGCTGCGGAAAAAAATGCACTGGCTTTATTGGCTGACCTTAGAGCTAAATATCTTGACGAGCAAATCAAAAATATCAAAGACGATCAGGAAAGACAAATAAAAGAAATTACTGTCGGTGCTGAGAGACAAGCTCAGGCGCTCGATGAGCAGTTTAAAAAATTGCAGGAGGATAATCAAGCCAGAGCAAAAGAGGGCGAAAAGCAATTAAAGGAAGCAATTCGATTGCAATTATTGCCTGCCGACATTCAAAAAATCAGAGACGAAAATTTGAAAGCTGAAAAGGCGGCCAATGAAGATGAGAAAAAAGCAGCGGAGGAGATTGCAAATGTAAAAAAAGAAATAAATAAACAAACAGAGGCTCAAATAAATGCTGTAAGGGCTGAGTTTAGAGCTGAGGATTTGCTTAAGGCAAAAGAGGCTGCTGAGAAGTTAAAAGAATTTAGGATGTTTGCTTTAAGTAGCGAGGCGGAAGCAATAAGCGATTATTATGAGATGAGCAATCTTAAAAATGAGGAGGCTCTTAATAAGGCATTAAAGCTCGAAAAGGATGCGAAGAAAAGGGAGAAGCTTATAAGAGATGCAGCGGAGGAGGAAAGGCTTTTGAAAGTGAGAGAAATCAATAATCAGATCCAAGCTTTAAACGATGCAGAGGCTCAGTTATTAGACGAGCAAAAAAACTTAAAGGTTGGAATAACTCAGGAGGAGTACGACAAAATTTTATTAGCTCGTCAAAAGTTATACACTGAGCTATCGGAGGAGGAGAAAAAACAAACGGAAGACGTTGCTAAAAATGCAGAGGAGCAGAAAAAAATAAAACAGGATCAGTTTGAGCAAATTTTAGGATATTTTAAAGACGGCTTGGATATTCTTAACGAGGCTTTCGATATTGCAAACGAAAGACAGCAAGCAGCATTTGACGCAGATATTGAGAGGAGTCAGGAAAGGCAGGGATATTTACAGCAGGAGCTCGATAATAGCTTTGGCCTTAGACGTCGATACTTCCAACAGCAACTCGATGCTGAAATTGCTAATCAGCAAAAGATTGAAAAGGCAAAAGAGGAGGCAATTAAAAAAGCAGCAAAAAGAGAAAAAGCCATTGCAATTATTCAGTCGCTTATAAATACTGCTTTGGCAATTTCAAAAGCCAATACTTTAATCCCTCCAGCAAATATCCCTGCAATGATTCAAGCCGCTATAATAGGAGCAGCTCAAACGGCACTAATCGCAGCTCAGCCTCTCGCAGAGGGTGGCGTGGTTGGTAAGCTTGGTGAAGACATAGTCCAATTTGCGGACGGCGGCAGAGTTACGACCAAAGGGAATATTAAGCCACTCAGCAATGGAGACAACGTATTAGCGACATTAAAAACTGGCGAGATTGTACTCAATAAAGAGCAGCAGGGGCGAATTGGTTACTCAGCACTAAAGGCCGCAAAAATTCCTAACTTTGCGCTCGGTGGCGTGGTCGGTGCTCCGTCTGGCTTCCTGCAAGATAGTCTAAACAGGGCAAATAACGAAATGAATAAAATGCAAGTAATGGAGAGCCTTATTGTCGAAACTCAAAATAGAATTGACAGGATTCAAGTTGTTTACACGGCCAGCACTGACGATGACGTGGAAAAGGGCAGGAGCGAAAGGAAAGAAATCAGAGCGACAGCATCATTTTAAAAAATTAGAATATGTACATAAGAGAAATCCCAGCGGAGCACTTGCCAGAAGTTAGGCAAATAATGGAAAGAAATAAGACCTCAATGCTTATTCCATATCAAGATCTCGAAAGAATGTTTTACTTTTACTATCGGTTTATAAAAGTATTTCAGAGGGGAGAGAATGTCGAGAAGCGAATGAAAAAAGATTTAAGTTGCTCAGCCTGCAAAGGCAAGGTTATTATGTATTTTCGAAATTTGGAGCTATGATCATAAACCTAACGAGGGATAGGCAGAAAAACTCGAGGCGATTGTTTTGTCACTTACTGGCTACGGAATTGCAGGAGAAGCTCGGAGAGATTCCGAACTTGCAGGCGATTATCTTTTATCTGCTTAAGTACAATATTGTGAGGCAATCGGTAATAAATCGCTATGTCGTTATAAAGATGTACCCAGAATATTTGGAGCGATTCGAAAAAAAGGCAGTGGCTGTTACGGAATTGACAAAGGTTTTACCAGTGGAAGAGACTGCGATTTATAATATTTTGAGCAATCATTCGGGCTATTTTATGCCAAATAGGTTTGATTTTTAGGTAAAATGAAAAAAAAAGTAAGATTCTGGAAAAATATTTTTGAAAAAGCTTTTTTATATGATTATTAAGTTATACTTTTGTAATGCAATAATTGAAACAGCAACAAGTAACAAACTAAAACTTCAAGATTATGCCACAGTTTAATATTCACTCACCAAAAACACAATCAGATATGAAAGCTATTCGTCAGCAATCAATGAAAGCTATTTTGCCAATTGGCTTAATATCTGAAAATCATAATTTTGCTTATGGTTATAATGGTGAAAACTATTATGTAACTGAGTCTGCTTTTGCTTACCTTGTAACCCGTATGCAATTAGCTTTTGAAGAAGCTAAACAGCTTTTTAATGCTTTGACATTTGCGGAAGCAGCTGAGCCAAAAGCAAGTGATATAAATAACTTGATTAAGTCTTCAAGAAAAGAAGGTTTATCTGGCGATAATCTTTTTTGGTTTTACGTCAATGGTTTATCCAAATAATAAATTCAAGTGTTCTAACTGTAGAAGATATCCGAAGGAAACGGAGGACAATATAAGTTCAAATCTTATCTTGAAATTATCGGGGAGCAGTATCCGACCAACTGCAATTTTTAAACTTCAAAAACCTTATTTTATGTCAAACCTTATTCACATCGTCCTATATTTTGAGGACAGCAAAGGAATCGAGCACACGGTCAATGTCTCTGCTTATTACTATCCTGCTGAGCCTGCGACATTATTAGACGAGCCGACAAATGCCTATTTCGAAATACTAACGGCTTACATTAAAGGAGTGCCCTTTGAGCTTGACGAGTTGGCAGATTTTCTCGAAACAAAAACAGCTGAGCAAATCGAGGATCTAATTATTGAAAAGCTTTTCGATACATACGAGGACTTCTGCGACTATTCAGATCCTGAGCAATATCTTAACTATTAATTTTTTTTACTTTCAAAAACCTTATTTTTATGAAGACTTTATTTTTTATTTTGGCGCTATCAGTTAGCGCATTCGCTCAACAGCAGGACACTTTCTATTGCATCCAGATAATGAGCACAAAAAATCCCGATTTAATAAGAGCGGAACATCTGGCAGTCATGCCACTTGATACTGCAATGGTCGAGGCAACAAAAGACTGGTATCGTATTATGTATGTTTACTCTGATTTATTCGAAGCGGAAGTTAGTCTCACGTCAATTAAAAGAGCTTTCAAAGATGCTTTTATTTGCAGGAGGACAAAGGAGCAAGTTCTGGACTTATATCATTTTTACAGCGAGTTATGAGAGATTTAATAGGCATGATTATCTTGGCGGCTTTGGCTTACAATTTAATGCCATGCGAGCCCAGAAATTATAGGCAGGAAGCTAAAGACTTCAATGGTGCCGATACTTTGCGGATAATGGTAGTAAATGATTCAATCACAGAAATAAAGCCTTTAAAATGACAGCAGTAGAATATTTATTTCAAATATTTGGCCAACATACCGAAGTATGGCGAAAAGAAATGGAACAAGCCTTAGAAATGGAAAAGCAGCAGATAAAAGATGCTTACATTGAAGGAAAATTTAATTCCGACATAAAAGATATTGCACAAAGTTCCGAACAATACTATTCCGAAACCTATAAAAAAGATAACCCATGAAAGCTATAATAATTTTAATATTTGCCTTTGTCTTGTTTACGTCTGGCACCTTTCCAGCGCTAAAAAGACAGCCAGCTCCTGCTCACATTGAGCAATACATCAAACGCTTTTTAAAGACAGCGCAAAAGGAGGCGGAGCTTTACAATATTCCTATTTCAATAACATTGGCTCAGGGAATAATCGAAAGCAATGCAGGCCGCTCGGAGCTATCCAAAAAACACAATAATCACTTCGGAGTTAAGTATCGAGGTTCTGGAAAATTTGCAGTTTACAAAGACGACAGCCATCGAGATAAGTTCCAAGTTTACAAATCCGCTTGGAGATCGTACCGAGACCATTCGAAGCTCTTGCAGACAAAAAGATACAAGCACTTGACAAAGCTCAGCCGGTTGAATTATAAAGACTGGGCTTGCGGCTTGAAGTCGGCAGGCTATGCAACTGCTCCAAAGTATGCGGAGATTCTTATCTCGATTATTGAAAAGTACTCGCTATGGGTTTACGATTTTGAAACTTTAATCCGCTGGATATGATTCTCGATAACTTATTTATGTTTTGCCTTTGCGCTGCAATGATATGTCTTTTTTTTATTGCACTTGAAAAGATATGTAAATTGTAAAAAATACTTACTTTTGTTTGCTTGGTAGCTTTTTTGTAGCCGTCACTTTTGGGAGAGTGGCGGTTTTTTTATTTATCGTTTTTTTGTGAGCAGTTATAAAAATAACTTTGTCTAAAATCATAAAATGATGTTTGAATTAAATATTTTCGGCACTATTGGCAGCAAAGATACTGAGACTAAGGACACAGTCAAAAAGGCTTTGAACGAGGCAGGCGGTCAGGACGTGCTTATCAATATTAGCAGTTCTGGAGGTTCTATTATCGAAGGCATGGCGATCTCTGAAATGATTGCGCTTTACTCAGGAAAAACCACGACAAGAGGTATCGGAATTGTGGCCAGCGCTGCGACTATTATCTTAATGGCAGGAAAGAAAAAGGAAATGACAAAGAACTCCTTTTTTATGATGCACAATAGTTGGGGCGGTGTTGAGGGTAACGTCTTTGAACTTGAAAAGACTATCGAGCTTTTGAGAATGTTTGACGAGCAAATGGCTGCAATCTATACAGCTCAGCTCGAAAGCAAAGGGAAACTAATCGGAGGCGATAAGGAGAAAACTCTCGAGGAAGTTAAAAAAATGATGGCAGCCGAGACATGGCTTACAGCAGATCAAGCTCTTGAAATGGGCTTTATTGACAGCATTATTGAGGAAAAGGAGGAAACAAATCCTATATATCAAGAGACCTTTGCAATGATCAGAGCGGAGGCAAAATTTAAAAACATTCCAAATCAAATCAAAAACAGTATGCAAGTTGAAAAAAAGACTTTTCTTCAGCAGCTCGCCAATATGTTTGGATTTAAGGCAGAAATAACTGAGCAGGAAGTTGATCCGGCTCCTGTTGTTGAGGAAAAAGCCGAAGAGCCAGCAGTTGAGGTGAAAGAGGAAGTTAAGACCGACGACAATGCCGAGTTAGAGGCAAAAATCGAAGCTCTGGACAAACAGCTCGAGGAAAAACAACTCAAACTCGAAGCTTTAGAGGCTGAAATTCAAGCGAAAATTAGCTATAAAAGCGACGTAAAAGCGGAAAAAACTGCGGAAATCGGTTTCACTCAGGATCAGATTGTGCAGGCTTCAAAATTCATTAACTCACTCATCAAAAATTAACATAAAATGGCTTTTAATAAAGAAAACTTTTTCCAAGAGGGGAACTCCGAAGAGTTCTTTTTCGCTCGCACAAATCCTTTGGCTAATGCTGCCAATGCTGAAATCCTGAAAATTGAGGATTGCGGAGGTTGCTGCGATATTGAGCTTAATGTCGATATTAACACTGTTGAAGGTGTCACAACTATTACAGTAAATCCTCCGACAGATGCCTATGTAACTAAATATTTTAAAGTGCAGATTACAGACGGTCAAGGCAATTTTGCTACGTCAGTGGGAACTGGCGAGGTTACAACTTTAGACGTTGACGTATCTGGTTTGTCTGGTAGCAACTGGTCTGTAATTATTGAGATTAACACTGGCGAAAGCGATTTATTGAGTTGCGATTGTGTAAAGAAATTTAGCTTTGCATACGAAGGCGGCAAGCTTTCAATTGACACAGAAGCTCTTTCCGCTCCAGTTCTTGCAGTTTACGAAGTAGGCGGCTCTGTTGGAATTACAACTCTTGACTTAGGCTCATATCCTGACGGAACAAACATTCCTTTCGAAGTCGAATTGCATAATACAGGTTTTACTGTTTTAACAGTTGCAAGTGCAACGGCTAACGTAGATGTATTGAGCGCAACGCTTCCAACTTTTGCAGGCGTTATTTATCCGGGTCAAAAATATACTTTGTCTGCGGTTGCTGACGGTACTCTCGGAGCAGGCGCTCAGACTGGATCTATTGACTTCGCTTCAAACGGTGGCAATATTACTTTGACTGTTGACTGGACACTCGTTTAATTTATTAACTCACAAATCAAAATTTTAAATATAATGGCAACATTTGAAGCAGGCCAATTCCGTATTGGATTAGTTGGCACTCAGGCTCAGGAAATGCTTTTTAAACCAGTATTTTTTGACGCAGAAATCGAAGATATTTTCGAGACAATGGTACTCGTAAACAATAAGCAGCAAATCGGTTACGTTGGCGCAATGGAAGACATTATGCAGCTCGCAGGCGGTTGCGGTTGGACTCCAAAAGGCAATCTCGGCTTGTTCGAAAGATGTATCGAAGTTGACGAGGTGAAAGTTAATCTCGAGCTTTGTTATGACGAATTTGTTGGTACTGTTTATAAACAAAAATTGAAAGCAGGCTCAAACAGTTCTAACCTCGAGGGAACAATCTTCATGCAGATCCTTATGACTCGCATGGTGCAAGCTCTTAAAAAGCAGATGTTAAAAGTTGCTTTCTTTGGTAACAAAGCCAGTGTTGACGATGCTGTAAATATCACAGACGGTATGTGGTCTGTTTATATTCCGCAATTGGTTGCTGGTAACTTGGTTCCTTACATCAATAGTAATTCAGGTACTCCGCTCGGTGCTGGTGACGGTATCGACTTATTGACTGCGGTTTGGGAAAATAGCTCAAATGTATTGGCAGCGGTTCCAGAAGCTCAAAAGGTTCTCCTTGTTTCTGCAAATGTTTACAGACAATACTTGCAGGATCTACAAAACAACGGTGTAAGCTCAGCAGCTCACTTGACTTTGTTGACAAATGGCGCTCAGAGATTGACTTTCAATGGCATTGAAGTTAAGCCAATGTACGACTGGCAGCAATACGCAGACAGCTACTTAAATGTACAGGATGCAAACTTTGTACTTTACACTGAGCGCACTAACTTTGTTTTGGGTACTGACATTGCAAATCCGATCAACCAATCAATCGCTTGGCATGACGAGGAGGATGAGAAATTGAAAGTAAAATCTAAATTCTATTTAGGTTTCAACTACAAACACTCAGACCTTATCACGGTTGCATACTAATTTTTTAACCAACTAAAAATATAAATTATGAGCTGTTTAACAACAGGTTTAACAATAGATTGCGCTAATGCCTGCGCTGGTGGTCTTGCTAAGTTTTGGATTGCATCTAAAGAGGATGTATCTGGTTTGAACATCACGGCTGGCGAAATCGACACAATCACAATGGTAGGAACGACAAAGTTCTATGAATTTGAGCCTTACCAAGAGACTGCCAATTTCAGTGAGGTGGGGGAGCGTGCCAACTGTAATACAGTAATTACTCAGACTTTAGTTGCTATCTTTCCGTGCCATGCTTTGGCAACAAGAGAAGCGATCAAGGAATTGCAAGACTGCTGTTGCGGTTTTATCGTAATCCACGAAGAGAATAACGGCACTCGCTGGTTGTGGGGCGCTCCAGATGCGCTTACAACTTTGGGTATCGCTTATCCTGCTCAGCTGACTAACTTCGAAACAGTTACCGGTACAGCAATTAACGACCAGAACCAGTCAACTATTACTTTGACGTCAAGAGGTACTGTCCAAGCCATTCCAGTTGCTTCTACTGTAACTATTCCGGTCTAAGTTTTGGATTTTGGGGAATTCATACGGAGGGGGAGGGTGTTTATCCTCTCCCTTTTTTAAATTAAAAATCTGTTTTTATGTTTAAAGTAAAAGAAAAATTTATCGATAGCACGGTTTATAATACAGAATTTACCGTACATTTGTCAAAGGCAACTCAGGAGCAGCTCGAGCACTTATACCACATCGGTTTTAAAGGTGTTGAGTTCGTAGGTAAAAAGCCTAAAAACAAGCCAGTAGACAACTTTAAAGCAGAAACGACAGATAATATCAATGAGTAGGAGAAAAGCCGTTATATCGGGCGAAAATAAGCCAAAAACAGACGTTTACGCTTGGGGCTCTCTCAATATGGGAGTGCATCCTTTTAAGGTGGACGATATTTTCAGGGAGCCGACAAAGGAAATCCTCGACCGTACTGTTTGGGAATATGTACCTTTCAGCACTTACGACCTTTGCAGGCTCGACAGATTGCAGGCTATTTGTAACAATTCGCCAACGACAAGCGGAATTATCCAGCAGAAAGTCAACTATTTTGGTGGGGATGGATTTTATACAGTTCCTGCTTCGACTATGTCAATGCTGGCAAGCTTAAAGGCCGCAAAAGCAGAGGCTCAGGAAATAACAGAAGACCAGATCCAGACTTTGAACGAATGGCTCACAGCTTTGACTCCAGAGGGAGAAAATATTGAGGAGTTGACGGCTAAAATTTGCAAAGATTTTGCAAGCTTTGGCAATGCTTTTGTCGAAGTTCAAAGGATCAAAGTAGGCCAAACAAAAAAGTATTATTTGCGCTGCTTACCAATTAACTGGTGCAGGCCTCGAAAGGCTGCAAAGGACAGTATTTATCCAACTCATATTGGCGTATCTGACGAGTTCGAGGAAGCGTGGGAGATCACTCCGCAAAATGTGACAGACTTACCTATCTTTCCAGTATTTGAAAAAATCGGAGGAGTTGAAAAGTCAATAGTTCACTTGAAAAATTATGAGCCTACTTTGGTCTATTGGGGCATTCCGGATTGGGTGAGCGCAAAGATATGGGCTGAGCTCGAGTATAGGATTCCGAAATTCAATCAAAGCAAATTTGAGAACGGCTTTACTCCTTCTGCAATTATCAGTTTGTTTGGCTCAGCTAATCAAGAGGAAGCTCAGCAGGTTGTCAGGGCAATGAAAGAATGTTTTACCGGTACGGGGAACAATAGCAAAATGTTTATTCAGGCCTTAAGAGATCCGACTTATAAATCAGACGTACAGGTTTTGAATAGCTCAGCAGAGGGCGAATTTTTGAACTTGCAAAATATGGCTCAGACTAATATAATAGCAGCGCATCGCTGGTCGGTATCGCTTACGGGACTTAGAACGGCTGGCAGCTTAGGAACAAACCAACAGATTCGCTCAGAGTTCGACATTGTTTATAATACGGTAATAAGACCGATGCAAAGGCTATACTTGACAAAGTTCCTCAATCCAGTTATCCAAGACGCTGCAAAATGGCTCGGTTATGACTGGTCAAACATTGCGGTTGATATAGCCAAGCCAATGCCAGTATCTTTTGCGGGCGATATTCCTATAAAAGATATTTTGACGGTGGACGAAATGAGAGCGGAGTTAGGGTTTCAACAAATACAACAAGAGCAAATAAACATAGAAAATGCAGACACTAATCAAGCCGGGTGAGGTAGT